TTATTTGCTGGCGGTGCCCAGCTCAAACGGCTTGAACCGCACCACCTCCTCGCCCACCCAGTCATTCAGCAGGGCCAGGCGGGTCTGGATTGGCTCGAGTTCCAGGGTGGCCCACACCCCGGCCGCCTCCTGAGGTGAGCCGAAGCCGCCCGCATTTTTGGGCACAATGCCCATCAGTTGCGGATACACCCGCAGCGCCGCCAGCACGTCCTCGAGCGTCTTGTCCTTGATCGAGTTGAATTCATCCTTGGCCGCCACCTCGCTCACCGGGATCAGCTGGATGCCGTCCTTCTTGCCGTTGGGCGCATAGACGAACAGGTTGCGGAAGTTGCCCGGCCCCTTGGAGTTCTTCAGCGCGGTGCGCAGGTCATCGATGTCATCCTCCTGCTGGGCGGCGTCGGTCATGTACAAAATGAACCCGGCGTGACTGCCGTTCTCGAAGTAGCGCCGGCGGAACAGCGTGGCCGATTGATTGAGCAGCGCCGACTGCAGCGCACAGATCCATTCTGGAAGCCCGTAGATCTCCTGGTGCAAGTCCAGCTCGCGCAGGTGGAAGATGCTGCCCTGGTCGAATTCGTGCTCGTCCTTCCAGCCCTGCACCTGGAAGTGGCGCCCGTCCTTGCCCACCCGCATGTACTTGGCCAGCGTCGGCTTCAACGCCAGCGGCGTGCCCAGCATCGAACTCCGCGCCTCGACATAGCCATTGCCCAGAGCCAGGTAGTCCTGGGCGAACTGATCAAACGCCTCACGGCTCAGCAGCTTATGCGGGATAAACGTCCGGCTCAGCTGGTTGCGCTTGAAGCGCAGGCCCGAGTCCAGGTGCACGCTGGCCTTCACCGAACGCGCCAGGCCATCCATCGACAGCGGCGTCTCATACCAGCGCCCGTTAAACCAGCATTCCAGGTAATCGAAAATTTCATGGGCCGACAGCACCGACTCCGGCGCGCCGAAGGTAAAGGCGGTCGCCCCCTGGTGCGAGCTAACGCCCTGCTCGGCGGCGGCAACGGCCACCTGATTGCCTGTAGTCATCAAAAGATCTCCATCCGCCCGGTATTGGCAGCCGTCTGCCCCTCGAGCGGTTCGTGGTGTAGTGCGTGAAAAAGCGCCCAGGCCAAGTCGGCGTGACCGGTGGTCTCATTGCGCCCGGCGGTATACGTAAACTGCCGCCCGCTGGCGGTGATCGTCTTGCGGATGGCCATCAGCGACTGCGCGAAGTCCGTCCAGCCGGCGTCGAACTCCAGCCGGCCCTTGTGGATCACGTCGTGCGCTTTCAGCACCAGGCGCGACTTCACCTCGGGCGAATAGCTGAACTTGGTCAGCGCGGGGAAGAACTGCTGCACCAGCTGCGCAACACCCGAGCCCATGCCCGTGGTATCGATGCCGATATAGGTCACCCAGTAACGCTGGCACACCTGGCGGATCGACTCGGCCTGCGCGGCAAAATCCATCCCGCGGAACTGATGCCGCTCAAGCACGCGAAACTTGCCCCCCGCCACCATCGGCGGCGCCACCACCACCAGGCCCGAACTGTCGCCCGTCTCGGCTGGGTCATAGCCCACCCACACCTGGCGATCGCCAAACGGCCGCGCCGCGAACGGTTTGAAGTCCTCGCCCCACTCCACCCAGCTGTCGACCATGCACGGCTGCAGCGCCGACAGCGGGAAGATGCTCGCCCCATCGTCGACGAACTGGCACATCAGCAGGTTCTGGAAGGCCTCGGCGTCGTACTCCTGGCGCAGCTCATCGAGGTCGAACAGATCACAGCCGCGCTGCTCGGCGTCCAGAATCGTGACGATCTGCCGCCACACATTGTCCTCGCACAACCGGCCCTGCTGCAGCGCGTCGTGGGACACGTCCAGGTTGATACGCTGCGCCGCCGGCTTGCCCTTGTTAAAGCGCTCGCCCGTCCAGAACGTATAGGCCTCATGGGCCATGCTCGACGGGGTGGAAAAGTAGGTGCGGCGGTATTGCTTCTGCATCGCCATGCCGCTGGCGACCTTGTTCAATTCGCGGAATTTGAACGTCCAGAAGAACTCGTCGAAGTAGAAATTGCCGTGGTAGCCCTGGGCGGTGCGCGCGTTTGTGCCCAGAAAGTGCAGCTCGGCGCCGTTGGCCAGAATGATCGGATCGCCCGTCAGCTCAACGCCGCACACTTCACGGGCGAAGCCCTGGATATAGGCCTTGAAGATGTGCGCCTGATTCTTCGAGGCAGACAAAAAGATCTGATTGCGCCCCGTCGCCAGCGCATCGAGCAGCGCCTCCCGGGCGAAGTAGTAGGTGGCGCCGATCTGCCGGCTTTTCAGGATGGCCCGCGTGCGCTGATTGCCCGCCCGGTACCAGTCCAACTGATAGCCGAAACAGCCATCGCGGAACGCCTCGGTCAGTTTCTCGACGTCCTCCTCGCTGAACTCGTTGCGCTTGGCCTTCTTCTTCGGCCCCTCGTTGCGCTTGTCCAAGTTCGGGTTTAGCTGCGCCTCGGTACCGCCGCCCTGGTAGCGCTCGATGCGCGCCTGGCGCTCGAGCTGGCGGTGCAGCAGGTCGATCTCCTTGAAATCCCCGCCGCTCTTGCCGTCCTTGAGTATCAGCTGCACCAGCCGCGCCTCCAGCGCCCCGCCGATCCGCTCCACGTTGTCCGCCCGGTCCCACTCGTCGCGCGTCTTCCAGCTGTGGACGGTTTTTTCCTTCTCGGTCAGGTGCTCAGCAATCTCAGTGACGCGCCAACCCGTCCAGTACAAAAACTTGGCCTGGCGGCGGTTATCACGGACGGGAATTTCAACGGCAGCATTCATTGCGCAGATGCTGCCTCTCGCGCGCGTGTCGTACCCGCCCCGCGCGCTGTAACGCCAGCCCCTACAACAGCGCCTCGTTGCCCGTAACTCGCCAGCTGCCGAACATGCCTCCAACGCAACGGCAGCACGCCGCCAACGCATCGAGGACAGCCCAAATGGCCGCACCCGCAACCAAAGCCAAGAAATTCCGCTCCAAGTGGACCCGCATCGCCGTTGAAGGCGCCACCACGGACGGCCGCAAGATCGAGCGCAGCTGGATCGAGGAAATGGCGGAGCAGTACAGCCCCAACACCTACGGCGCGCGCATCAACTGCGAGCACATCAAAGGCTACTGGCCGGGTGGTGAGTTCGGTGCATACGGCGATGTTTTGGCGCTCAAGTCCGAGGAAGTCGAGATTTCAGGCGTCAAGAAGCTCGCCCTGTTCGCCCAACTCGAACCCAACGAGGCCCTGCTGGCCCTGAACAAGGCCGGGCAAAAGGTCTACACCTCCGCCGAGGTCTATCCAAAATTTGCCGACACCGGCAAGGCCTACCTGGTCGGCCTGGCCATTACCGACACCCCAGCCAGCCTGGGCACCGAGGCCCTGACGTTCAGCGCCCAGCACGGCACCCTGAACAGCCGCAAAACCCACGCCGACAACCTGTTCACCGCTGCCGAAGAAGCGGCCATCGACTTCGAAGAAGTCACCGAGCCGTCCAGCGCTTTTGCAGCAATCAAAGCCAAGCTCGGCGACCTCATCAACATGAGCAAGGACAAAGAAGGCAAGGACGCCACCAACTTCTCCGAAATGGGTGAAGCCTTGGGAAGCCTGGTAACCCTCGCCACCCAACAGGCCGAAAAAGCCGACGCATCAGCCGCCGCCCTGGCTGCCCTGCAGCAGCAGTTCACCAACCTGGACACCGAGCTGACAGCGCTCAAAACCAAGCTTGGCCAGACCGCTGACCACAACCAGCACCGCCGCCCGACTGCCACTGGTGGCGACGGCACCTTCCTCACCCAGTACTGACCCCACGGCCTAACCACCAAAAGCCTATTCCCCGGAGAACACCCCCATGCGTAAAGAAACCCGTTTCGCCTTCACCGCACTGGCCGTGCAGATCGCCCTGCTCAACGGCGTGGCCAGCGCTCACGAAAAATTCAGCGTAGACCCCAGCATTCAGCAAAAGCTTGAAGTGGCGGTTCAGGAGTCCGATGGCTTCCTGAAGCAAATCAACATCATTGGCGTCGACGAGCAGTCCGGTGAAGCCCTGCTGCTCGGCGTCAATGGCCCGATTGCAGGCCGTACCGACACCTCCGGCGGCACCCCGCGCAGCCCGCAAAGCCGCAGCACCCTGAGCAAAGACGCCTACACCTGCAAGCAAACCAACTTCGACAGCGCATTCCCCTATGCCCTGCTGGATGCCTGGGCAAAGTTTCCGGAATTCCAGAGCAAACTGAGCACCGCCATCGTTCTGCGCCAGGCGCTGGATCGCATCATGATCGGCTTCAACGGCACCAGTGCGGCGGCCACCACCAACCGCGCCACCAACCCACTGCTGCAAGACGTCAACATCGGCTGGCTGGAAAAGATCCGCACCGGCGCAGCAGACCGCGTACTGGATGAAGTAGTCGATGCCTCCGGTGAAGTCACCCTTGGCCCGCGCAAAGTCATCAAAGTGGCAGGCGTGGATACCGTGTTCGAGGGCGACTACGCCACCCTCGACGGCCTGGTATTCGACGGCATTCAAATGCTCGACCCCTGGCACCGCAGCCGCCCAGACCTGCGCGTGATGGTTTCGCGCAACCTGATGCACAGCAAACTGCTGGCCGCCGTTGAAAAAGGTGCCGACGCCAACCAGGAAGAAAACGCCGCCCAAGAAATCGTCAGCCGCGCCCGCCTGGGTGGCCTGCCGGTGGTCGATGCACCGTTCTTCCCGGACAACACCGTGCTGGTCACCACCCTCAGCAACCTGTCGATCTACTACCAGAACGGTGCCCGTCGTCGCCACCTGAAAGACGAACCGGAACTCGATCGCATCGCCGACTACCAGTCCTCCAACGAAGCCTACCTCATCGAAGACTTCGGCCTGGTCGCCCTGATCGAGAACATCACGCCAGTCGCCTACCCGGCACCGACTGAAGCCTAAGAGGTGAACCCGTGCAGCTGACCCCAGCCCAACGCAACCAGCTGCGCAAGCGCGCAGCCAAGGAGGCCGCCGCCACCGCGCCGGCCATCTCAATGGCCGGCGCCACCGCCTACGAGCAGCAACTTGCCCAGCTCCAGCAGGACCGACTGCGCCTCAAAAACGTGCAGTCCGACCAGGGCAAAGCAGAACTCAAGTCGCGGCTGATCCCGGCCTATGGGCCCTACATCGAGGGCGTATTGGCCGCCGGCAACGGAGCACAGGACGAAGTGCTAACCACCCTGATGGTCTGGTGTATCGACGCGGGCCTCTACCAGGGCGCACTGGAAATCGCCACCTACGTCATCAAGCACAACCTGCTCATGCCCGACCGCTTTGCGCGCAGCACCGGCACCCTCATCGCCGAGGAAATCGCCAATGCCGCACTCAAGGCGCAAAAGGCCGGCGAGAGTTTCCCGCTCGCCATCCTCGGACAAGCCGCCGCCATCACCGCCGAACAAGACATGCCCGACCAAGCCCGCGCCAAGCTGCACCTGGCCCTGGGCAAGTCCTTGGCAGCCGACGTCAGCGATGAAGGGGCTGTAGGCATCGATCTACTGCACCTGGAGCAGGCCAAGGCCCACCTGGCCCGCGCCATCGCTCTGCACAGCGCCTGCGGCGGCAAAAAAGACCTGGAGCGCGTCGACCGGCTGCTCAAAAAACACGCTGCGCCCGCACCGGCAGCTAACTGAGCGTTCCCACGCACACGGCGGCTCGGGGCTATCAACGGGTTATCTCCTTTCCCAGTTGAGACGCCCCGACCACCGCCGTTTTAGGGCCACAACATGAACAGATTCACGGACCTGCACATGTGCGACTTCACGCTCACCGAGCGCGACCAACAGTTGCAGTCGATTGCCGAGCAATACGTCCGCGAAACCGAGGCCTACGACCGCAGCGTCTGCACCGGGCCGATCCGCCACGGCGCAATACTCCCCGTAACCGCCCACCAGCGCGCCCTGGTCAGCCGCAACGCCCAAGAGCTCATGCTCAGCCTCTGCCAGCGTCACCCCCAGTTCACCCGCGCCGAGATCCGCCGCGCCGTCCACGACCTTGACCGCCAAGGGTTCCGCCCATGA